TTAGATGCGCTGTGCTTCAATAAAAAGCAGTACCTCAGAAGTGGTACTGCTTTTGTTTTGGCCAAGACTAAATCCAAAAAGATTTGAATCAGCCTGATCATCGCGCTGTTCTTCAAGGCCAGCAAAAACCACCACTTCACCGGGCTTGATTGAAAGCTGACTCGATGCCGTGCGCTGCAATAGCGTCGGTGAATTATTTACGCCTGTTGTCGTGGCCACAAAATTAGATAGCTCTTGTGTAATATTTAAATCGACCACGTCCAGCCTTACATCAGGCTGCACGTTGAATATGGTTCCAGACTGCCGATACTCGACAGACTGGATTGAATTGCCATTTTGATTTTGACTGACTGAGCCAAGAACCGGAACTTGCTGACCCACTGAAAACCTTGCCACCCCACCTGTTTTGACGCGAAGCATTGGACGGCTAATGCTTTTGAATCGACCGTCTTGATCGAGCACTGAAAGAACAGCATCAAAATTACGATCCTTCAAAATTAATTGATTTGATCCTGTTAAAACCATTCCCATAGAAGCCTTTAATCCACCTCGCAAAAGGCTTGCAGCAATCTGCACTGCACTACCCTCGCCACGTGTTGTGCCAACCTCATAGATCGCTGCCCTGAGCATTACTTGAGCCTCTGGTGTATCGAGTTGAGCAAGCAGCGATCGGAGACGTTTGCACTTGTCCGGCATACATTCATACGCGAGCTGGTCGCTGGCCGATTTATCAAACTGCGATGAAGCGGAACCTTTTGCTTCCGGCTGTTTTGAAATAGCACTTTGAAATTCTGGACTGGCAGACATGCCGCGACTACCTAGCTGATGCGCGTCCGCCACTTTTTCTAATATGTCCGAAAGATGACGCGCTGATCTGTAGCGCGGCGTATAAACGAGAATATTTTCATCAATTTTTTCTGATTTTCTAATACGTAAAACTTTGTCTTTTTCTTGAAGTGTGAATCCATTTTCCTTGAAAATATCTTCGGTGAATAATTCTATTTTTTGGTTGCTCAGGTTTTTCCAGTTCACGCTGACAACCTGTGATGAACGGCTAAATTCTGAATCAAAAATATAAGAGCGATGCAGCAGGTCACCATAGACCACACGAGCTAAATCTATCAACTTTACTTCATACAAGGAAATTGTTGCACCTCGAGCTGGAGCAGAGCATAAACAAAATAAAATCAAGATAATGAAAAAACGACTCATAAAATCGCACCTTCTTTGCTGCTGGCAAACTTTGTCCAGGTAGTGGCAAATCCGCCTTCGGGTAATTCAACAGATGCACCAAAGCCAATCATTTTATATTTGGGTGGATCGATGAGCTGGCGAACCACGCCGGATGCATTTTCGATGATGAAAATCATCGTGCCTGTTTGATCGTAAAAACCAACAACGCGCCAAGCATCGCTAATTTCTGGTTGTGAATTTGCCAAAATTTGAGCGTTTATATTTTCTTTGGTTAAGGGAATGCCGGGCGGAGAATTTGATTTTTCTGAAGAAATAAATTCTTCATCAACACCAACAGCGGATGCTGATTTATCCAGCAATCGATCTGGATTAAAAAAATGGAGCAGAAAATAAATAGACGGCAGCAGCAATAAAAGCGAGAACGGAATGCCATATTTTATGGCTGGTCTCGACCAAATATTACCGCGCTTGTCGATGCTTCTTTCTTTGGCCTGAACTTCGCCAGTGTTCGTGCTGTGGGATTTGTAGAGCTTGAATAATTCTGGATTGTACTTGCGCTGAAAGATATTCAGTGGCTCGGTGCGCGCAGACCATTTAGCGCGTGAGTAAATAGTGACTCGGTAGAATTTATCTGTGCCCAGCTCGGTGTGTTTGGACATGACGAATGTCTTCTCAACTACTGCTCGGATTTTGGTGCAGACATCAGAAACATCTTGCGTGATTAAAACAATTTCACAGGTAAAACCTAAGTCTGGATGCACCATGTGGCGATGCATACGAAAGAAGTTTTGTTGACGTTCTGTGACTGAACTCCGGTTCTCCCAAAATCGCCAAATTTCATCTAGGATTAAAACATCACCTGGTTGAATTGTGATTTCTGGATCATCTGTTTTATCGGTGTCATTGCGCCAGAATTTAAGCTTGATTACATCTTCGTGATCGACCTGATGAATCGTACCGATAGAGTCGGATGTTTGACCTTCCGCAATCAGAATTTCACGCATAGCCTCATAGTTCAAACCAGCTATATTGGAGACGATTCTGCGGCCTTCACGCAGTGCACCGAGAATTACGACAGTGACCACCTCATAACTCTTTCCAGAGCCTTGGATGCCCGTATAGAGCTTTATAGCCATAGTCAGCCGATGACCGGAAGGCGACGAATGAGGAAGCGAGTGACGTGCGCGGAAATCATGAGCGGCAATCCAAAATCGATTGCGAAAAAATCTATGAACCACCAAATGCCAGAATCCAAACCACCGAACGCGGCACTTAAATTTTGTACGCCGAGATGCGGCGCAATCAGCTCGATTGCTTTCGGAATAAGAATGGCGAGCAGCGCAAATATTGCGCTCAACACAACAAATTTAACAACCGCGCCGCGAAATATCCAAGACACTACAGACCATAAAAACGCTGGCATGATTTAAGCCCTCAAGACAACGAATAAAGAAAGAATTGACCAAGCAGCAATCATGGCCAAGCGGAGTTTTGCACCGTGGTCAGCCATTAAAGCGCAATGTGAATTCATAACGTAAACGCCGCCGAATTTAGTACCCAAATCCATTGATGGTGTAGGGCACTGCGAAGCATGTGCAGGAAGTTGCCAAGAAGTGAGGCCGGAAAAAGTTGTGCCGAAGAAAGGCATTTCTTCCGAATTCACTGGGTCAGATGTAGAGGTTACAGGAGCAGTTAACAAACCAGCTATACCATCAAGTTTATCTACAACTTTGCCAGCCGCATCACCAGATTCGCCCGACCTAGCATAATCATCCGGCCAACCAGTTCCAGTGCCGTCAGTAGCCCCAGCTCCTGTTCCTGACCCATTAGCTCCGCCAGTCGTTAAACCGCCGTTGCCACCGCCAGCAGACCCAGCAGGAGAAGAACCTGCAAGCGTGCCACCACCTGGAACACGTGAGCTGCTCAAGCCATCAACCGTAACAGCACCATCAGGCGCAGGTGGTGATAATTGAGTGGTTGAATATCTGGTGGTATTGCTTGCAGCATCATAGCTAACGGTCTGGATTTGACCACCGCCGTTATTCAATAATTTATAGGTTGTTTTAGTCCCATCATCACGCGTAACAGTTATTGATTTGTCTGTTGCTTGCACGTCGGCAGCATCAATATTTATCCTTTGGCCATTGGCATCTAACTGAATTACGGTTTTACAGTCAGGATCATTTGCATCAACTTTAAAAGTATTTAATGTTGTATCTCGAAGCATTTGGCATTTACCATCGGCCGGCTTCGTCACCATGGCCGCATTAGATAAAATACAATTAGTACCATTCAAGTTATAACCAGCATTGCAATCCACAACGGTGTTTAATTGGGCATACGCTATACCAGTATCACAATAACCAGATGTAAAACGACCACAATTATTACCAATATTACAAACTGGCTGGCCGGGATGTTGAAAATTAATTTGTACAGTACAAGCTTCAAGAATTGAGGAATGTAGAACAGGGTCAGCAACATAACCAAAACTTCGATAACCGCTTTTAGTGACAGAATTTGAATTTTGAGGTGGGATAGGGTTGTCGCCATTTTCTGTCCAGCCCGCTGGGGTTGGTACGGGATTGTTTGGATTAATTTGAACCTGCAAACCTCCACCTACACCACCACCGCCAGCAGTACCGCCTACAGGCGGAGTTACAGCCGATGACGTATCAAAAACAATTGCAGCAACAACTGCATGTAAAACAATCGATGCGCCAATAGCAATAGTAATGGATTCAACTGCATTTGATTTAGTTGAAAAACAACAAAGCCATATCGTTAAAAATGGCAATAAAATTCTTGATAATACTTTTCTGTTTTGGAAAATATTAGTCATCGGAAAGACCCTTCACAATTGCCCAGCCGCAAATCGTACCGAAGGAAAAAAGGGCGAGATACCAAAGGTCAGCGACAGTCATTTTTGACCTCTAATATTTTGAAGAATCATTTTGCAAGCTTTGATGAGTACGTAAACAGAAGCCGCAGATGCGGCGACAGATAAAATCAAATATGAAATATCATACAGGCGAGAAACGCCATAACCGACTTCCCAATCAAACCATATCCAGAATTTTGTATCGTAGATGTTCATGATTTTTTATTGAGTAAAAAGGGCAGACTTTTCAGCCTGCCCGATTTATTTAGCTGCCACGAATAGCGGCCAAAACCATCTTTGCGCCCTTCCAGATGACATACACAGCAGCCATCAAGCCAGCAATGGCCAAGATGCCAGCTGAGACATCGGCAAAGTTGATGCCTGTTGTGAGTTCGGCAACTGTGGTGGGTGCAATTGCTTGTGCAAATGCTGAAACAGATGCAAACATTGAAGCCAAGAATAAAACAATCTTTTTCTTTAACATTTCTACTTCCTTTCAAAAAGCTGGTATTTATCCAGCAGACCAGTAACCGACTGGCAGCGGATGCGCGGTGTCTATCCGCGAATTCTTAAAATCTTTTTACGGCATTTAAAATTGTCTTGGCATTTTTAGAGATTAAAAAAAGACCAAGTACAAACGTCATTGCCCACGACCAAAAAGCAGCACCGACAATAGGATCAAAAACAGTGCCGGGATAAATGGGTATTGCCGGGTCGCAAATTGCCAGCGTTATCGCTTTGTTGCCGTTATTTATAGTGTTGTTGTTCACGCCAATTGTTCGCATTGCTATCGTAAAAGTGTTCGGTGCGGTAAATGTTATCGTGCCTGCGCTGATAATGAATCCGCTGTCAATGATGGGATATTCTGCTTGCAAAGCAACAATTGCTTTTCCGCTTGTTGCATGGCAAATTTTGTTGGCCAGAAATCCCATTATCTTTTACTGGTTAAGAAGCTTTTGGACTAAGCGGAATGCCTATCGGACGGGCATCAATAACAATGAGTTTCTCACCGCTTTTAGTCACCTGCCGCTCATAAACCAGCTTAAACTTGCTCGGAAAAATATTCTTCATAATGCGTTTAACCACTTCTGAATTAGCTGCTTTATTTTCAGTAGTTCTGCTACCAGCAGCATTGCCGTTTTTCGTTTCAAGTTCTTCGAGAATAAAGAACGTGCCTGAATCTAATTCTTTACCATCAATGACACCATTAAAAAAAGTAATGCCGTTTACAACTGCTTCGGTTTCAAATTGTATTGCCATGATTACTACTCCTTTTGATTTCGGCAGGCGCAGACCCACCGTTAGATAAGACCGTCAAGGAAGTTTTACCAAGTCTGCGTGGTACTCCCTTAACAGCCAATTCGTCGAGAAGCATGGAATCTTGGTCTTGTGTTTCTGCATTAAACCGCATCACATGAATCAATTTTCCGTATGCCACTTTGCAATAATGTACGAGATGCTCCAAGCTGATTTCATGCTCTGCGCGTAGGGTCTTTATGCGTTGTGCGCCATGTTCTACAAGGCCTTCACAACAAGGATATGCGCCAGAAAAATATTCGGATGGATGGGAAATAATGTCGTAAGGAATTTCCCTATCCGTGTTGTGTATTTCAACTTCAAAGCGCGTCCAAGTGGAATCTTTATTTCCGAGCTGTTTACCTTTTTCGTAGATGCGGCAATACTTGCCGTTTTTTCTGCGGCCAACATAGAACGTGCGACCTGCTCCGGTCGGAGTCAACCAATCACCGGCTACGCTGTATAGAGGTTTTCTACCACCTGCATTGAAACCTTTGTTGTCATACCATTCCTGAGCTTTATCAAGATTAAATTCACCATTCAACGCATCCACGGCTACGTCAACGCGTGTCAATGTTGCGTTCACTGATTCAACGAATCGCTTGGGTTTGCGCCAATCGTTTATCAATGAGCATCCTGAGCCGTTAATGGATACGTAAATTTTGTTGTTTTGATTCGTCCCACCCCACGCTACAACGGCCACGGGAACTACCTCACCAAATCTAGCCGTTTCAAAACTCACTGAATGCTTAAAGCCAAATAGCCCATTCCCGACTTGGCCGCATACGCCAGTGCCAAACCATTGTTGAAAAAATCCCCTGAATAAATCACCCGGCTCTTGATCAACAAAAACACCATCGAACGTAAAACTAAACCAATCAATTACAGCCTCGCCTTTTGGTTGCTCAAGAATATCCCCATGAAAATTACCGGCTGAACTATTCATCATTAAGTCCTTGTTTATTTAAAAAACCTATTTTATTGGTTTCGACCTTTCCCCCCCTGTTAGTAGCGGGGGGAAAGCCCGCCGCTCTTACGTCCTCGCCGCTGCGCGGCTGCGGGCGAGAAGCGGCGGCAATGCTATTTTTTGAGGAATTGAGGTGGGCGAGCTGAGATATAAATTTATGGGTCGGGAAAAAATCGGACTGGACTGAATCGATGGCGCGAGAACCGATAGGGCGACCAGCTCGACGTACTGAAAAACCTTTGATGGAATTATTTCGCATGATCGGCCTTTAGGATTTAAACCACGGTGCTTTGTCGAGCGGTGTTGATTCAAAATTTTGCATTTCTTCTGCCATAATTTAAGCCCTCTTTTTAAAGCCGAGAAATCTTATGAATAACAAACGAATACCCGAAGAGTTTGAAGGCTACGCAAGAATTTGCAGCTACATGATCGGCACACACTTCAAGGGAAGGACGAACGCAGACTTGGAGAAGATTCTTGTAAGCTTGATTAACAAGCAAAATCGAATCATTGATAGCAACATCATCGAAGAACTCATGCTGGCTAGAATGATCGAGAGCTTCATCGATGGCATCAGAGGAAAGAAGCCTCCTGCTGTCTGATTGAACGTTTTGCATCACTTCCCTCCTTTAGGATTTAAACCACGGTGCTTTGTCGAGCGCCATATGGTTGAGCAACGCTAGGTTGATCAAGGTGTATTTGCCAACGGAATACGTGGGTACGTAGCCCTTGGAAATCCAGCCTTGAACAATGCCTTCGGAAACACCAACCATTTCAGCAAAACGGGCTTTTGAAATGACTGGCACATAAGCCAAGCTGCTGACGTTTTCAGGTGTAAATTGACCTGGTAGATGGGGTGCGTTCATAATCCAGATTCCTCGTTGTACGACTATAGGGCAGCTATACAGCACTATAAGAGTATCGGACTGTAATCTAATCGAACTATAGATTGAAAATAGAAAAGTTGTCAACACCTATCGGAAAAAGAATTAGAAATATTCGGGAAACTCTTAGGATGGGTAGGCAGGAATTCGTGGATAAAACGGGCATTCCAAAAAATTCATTAATTGGCATTGAAGTCGGCAAACACGAACCCGGAGCAAAAGTATTAATTACTATTGCTCAAGCATGGCCAGAATACGCGGCCTATCTACTAACCGATGATGTTGATGTGGTGCAAAAGCATCCGGAGGTGGATCAATTGGCGCGGGTATTGCAGGAAGCAAAGCAGGCAAAGTAATTGCCGCTACTGTTTTTAAGATATGGTTTAGGAGAAGAAAATAATGATAGTAAAAGAGCTTGACCCATTTTCATCAAATGATAAATTTGAGAAATCAGGGCGGGATGCAGAAGAAAGCGTAGCCTTTTATTTACGTAGATTTTATCAAAATGATCCAAGCATACATGTGTTAAACGGAATCCGATTTAAGGAAGACGATGATGATGCTGCACAAATTGACCACCTCATCATTCATGCCTCAGGAATGATCGTTATAGAGTGCAAAAGTGTTCATGGAAAAATAAAACTCGAAGAAGACGGGCAGTGGGTGCGATGGTATGGAAAAGAATCATACGGTATGGGTTCACCAATAAAACAAGCAGAATTACAGGTGGAATTTCTACGCAAATATCTAAACAAGAGATCAACAAACGACAATCAATTCTTTGATCATGTGCCTATTGAAATTTTAGTGGCAATATCAAATAACGGCCAATTCCTTAAGCCTAAAAGTAATCCAAAAGCTGCACCAGAAGTCATAAAAATGGATCAAATAAAAGAGCACATTGAAAAAATTAAAAACAACAACCCTAATGAAATTTTGTCAGAAAAAAACATATTAAAAATATGCGAATTTATTATTCAAAAACACACGCCAATAATAAAAATATCAGAACCATTAAAAGTTAAAGAAGTAACAGCAAAATACGAAGTTATAAAAGAAAAAATATATGAGCTTGAAATTACAGAAAAGCCTGAAAATAAAACTTTGAATATAAAAAATAAAGAAGAAAAAAAGAAACTCATTTGCGAAAGTTGCAATATCCCTGTTACATACAATGTCGCTAAATTCTGCTGGACAAACGAAAAAAGATTTAATAATAAAACGTTGTGCATGGACTGCCAGAAAACTATTAATGGCACTCAGTAAAACAGCAGCAGGCTGGCTGGTTGATATTCAGCCGGGCGGTCGCGGTGGGAAGCGATACCGGAAGACGCTGACGACGAAGGCCGAGGCGTTGGCTTATGAAGCATGGCTCAAAACAAAGGTTACACAATCTCCAGAATGGCAACCAGCCAAAAAAGATGGGCGCAGATTATTGGAGCTGGTCGATATTTGGCACAAACATCACGGCATTCATTTGCGCGCCAAAAATACTTACACAAGATTGCAGAATTTATGTGTTGCCCTGGGTAATCCAGTAGCCGAAGAATTCACATCTGAAATATTTGCACAGTACCGCGCAAAACGTATGAATGAAGGCATGACAGCAAACACCATGAACCGCGAGCATTCCTATCTACGCGCAGTATTCAACGAGCTAGAGCGTATCGGCCACTGGAAAGCTAAAAATCCGCTGGCCAAGATGCGGCAAATGAAAATCGTCGAGCGCGAATTATTGTTTTTGAGCATCGAGCAGATACGGCTGCTGCTCGATGCGCTGGATGGAGATTGTCTGCTAATCGCGCAAGTCTGTTTGGCAACAGGTGCAAGATGGAGCGAGGCAGAAGGTCTGCGTATTTCGCAAGTGCGAAACGGACAAATTCAGTTCACGGGTACGAAGTCAGGAAAGAATCGTTCCGTGCCTGTCGCTGATTCTTTGATTACCAAGCTGCATGAGCATGTGGAAAAGAGATACGGAAGCAATAGCGCGACCGCAGAGCGTTTTTTTGTGTATGGCTATGGAGCATTTAGGGTGGGAGTGGAGAAAGCGGGTTTAACGCTGCCTAAGGGGCAATTAACGCATGTTCTGCGGCACACCTTCGCTAGCCATTTCATGATGAATGGCGGGAATATTCTGGTACTGCAAAAAATTCTCGGCCACAGCAGCTTGACCATGACCATGCGCTACGCCCATCTTGCACCGGAACATTTTCAGGAAGCGAAAATGTTTAATCCACTGGCAAAAATCTAA